CAAAATTATGGCAAGACGTAAAAAAAGCGTTAAAAGACGCTCACTTGGTAAGAATAGAAAATAAAGCAGGACCAGGTGTACCTGATGTAAATGGTTGTTATAATGGTGTTGAGTTTTGGTTAGAACTTAAGGTAATAAAAGGTAACTCACTTCAGCTGTCTAAGTTTCAAAAAGCATGGATTTACGAGAGAACAAGAGTTGGTGGTAAAGTTTTTGTGTTGGCCCGACCCCTCTCGGGTTCGGTCTTAAAAGTTTTCGAAGGTAGTAACGCGATCCGGGGACACAGGTCCCGTTTTCCCGTTCTGTGGATACATGAGCCAGGTGACTGGTATAAATTTTATCACCTGCTGGGGCCGCAGCCGGATCCTAAAACCCCGTTCCCGTTGTCAAGCAAATTCGTTAGTGGTTCGTTATAACTACTACCACTTCCCGCAGGCGCCGGCGTAAAACCTGAAGCTCAGAAAGGTCAATGATTACGCAAAATCCCGTTCCCGTTTCACAGGAACTTGTTGGTTTGCTGGTTTTTTAACCATCTCAACGGCAGCGTCCCTGCGAGACCAGCTCCGTTCAGGATCACAGGATATGGTTTCCCGTTTCTCGGTCAAACACATTAGGTTGTGGTTTTTCCTATCAAAAGAAGAACTGGCCATCCAGGCAGCTCCTGCTGGCGTAACCTTACAAATCACCTGAATCGTATTCCCGTTGGTTGGAAAAAGGGCGAAAAGGAGGCGCTTACTATAATAAACAGGAGCTGGGCTCGATGCAGCAGCGCGGTGTCTTCAGGAAAAGAAGCTTGACATCGGGTGGGGCACGCTGTATACCGGTCCCTGGTAGCTCATTGTAGATTCATACACACGTAACTGTATGGCTCCTGTTCTTCAGTGGGCTGCCGTTAACATGAAAGGAGAATCCCGTTCCCGTGCTAAAAGCAATGATGATCATGGGTATGCTATCACTGATGGCAACCGGCCTGGGCCGTTGCGCACTGCTGGTGGGTTTAAATATTTTTTTAATTTATTTTTTTTAGGTTTGACAATGATCGTGGGATTTGATAAGATGAAAAATAACAAAGGAGTCATATGAATGAGAAACTAATAAAAGAACTTAAAGAAAAATTTTTAAAAAATTTTCCTATTGAGTTCACAGCAATAAGACCCATGGAAGAGCAATACTCTTCTTTGGAAGAGTATCACAAGTACTCTGTTAATCATGGTCGTGATGCATTTTTATTTCACAGAAGAAAAGAAATAGAATTGCCTGCCCTGTTTTTTATTCCATACAAAAGAAGTATGGTTTCAGAAAGAGGAAATCAATTTATTCAAATGGGTAAAAAAGTTGATGTCTTGCATGACCCAGAGCCTAAGTCACCATTTGCAGAAATGGTAATCGGTTGCAAATTCTCTAGTGATTTGTCAAAGAACTTAGCCGTAACTGTGGTGTCTGGTATGCTTGATGATTTCAATGCACCCTTTTACACTTTCATGACTGAGGCTTATGCTTTGCAAATGAAAAAAGGTGAGCACACTAACCTTGCACCTAGTGAACACCCTGACAGAAAAGAAATTATGATGATTCATACTTGTGACCAAGTTAAAACAATTGGTACGCATTTTGATATCGTTGATAATGATCTGTTGAACAAAGAACAACACGAAGATATGGGTGAGGATAGAAGAGGTAAATTCTCAAATTTGTTCAAGGAAATACAAGCACCCTCACAAACTAACTAAACATAAATCCCCGTTCCCGTTGTCACGAAAAATGCAATGGGTTCGGGGTTATTACACTACCCATTTCCCGCGGGCGCCGGCGAAAAAATGGATCGTAAAAACTATATAAAATAACGATTTCCCGTTCCCGTTCTGAAGCAAATTGCATTTTTGCTGGTTTTTTTAACCAGAAGAAGCTGCACTGGCAGGTGCTGCTGAGCTGGGCTTGGGTTTTAAAAATTAATTAATATCTTATCTTGACTTATCTAATCTTATGACTATATTAAAATATGAAAGGAGTTAAAAAAACTTATGCCTAATAATAATCAATTAGTTGAATTGAAGTCTTTAGTTATGACTTCAAAAGATAACAATGAGATTGTTGAAAGATTAAAGTCTTTTCTTGAACGATTAAGTAATGAGAAAAGAATAAATTGGCAAATGTTAGCTTGTTATTTAGATGGAAAAATATTTGAATTTATACAAGCTAATAAAGACAATGAAGTTGTTAGCAAGTTTGCGAATGAATTAGTGCAAGAACTTGCAGAACAATTTAATCTTAATAGACAAATATAAACCTAATCATTAACTTAACAAGCTAATGTAATTGAGGGCGACTAACACTCGCCCTCTTTTTTTTATCCACAAAAGTAATTCTTTTTATATCCAAAAATCGCCACCGCCAACACCACCACCCCCACCCCCCTCTTTTACGTTGATGTAACTAGGAACGAGTGTTAGGATGCAAAATATACAAATATAATTTGTAGAAAATACTTATGGATTTAAACCACTTACCAAGAGAACAATTAGAGAAATATAAAAAATTATTAGAAGCTAAGAAAATATTAAAAGGCAGATCTGATTTTTTATATTTTGTAACAAAGGTTTGGCCTGATTTTATATATCGTAAAGCTAGAAATAAAACTCAGTGGGGTCATCATCAAATAATAGCTGATAAGTTTGATAAGATAGCATCTGGTGAAATTAACAGATTAATTGTTAATATGCCTCCCCGTCATACAAAATCTGAGTTTGCATCTTATTTGTTTCCTGCCTGGATTATTGGTAAAAATCCAAAAGCTAAGATCATGCAAGTTTCACATAATGCAGAATTATCACAACGTTTTGGTCGGAAGGTAAGAAACTTAGTTGATTCAGAAGAATATAAAACTATTTTTCAAAATGTAACTCTATCACAGGATTCCAAAGCTGCTGGACGTTGGGAGACGAACCAAGGCGGAGAATATTATGCTGCTGGTGTAGGTGGTTCCATCACGGGTCGTGGTGCGGATATATTAATTATAGATGATCCACACACTGAACAAAATACAGGTTCAAAGGATTCTTTAGAAAAAACTTTTGAGTGGTATACTTCTGGTCCACGACAACGTTTACAACCAGGTGGTTCCATCGTGCTAGTAATGACACGTTGGGCACAAAATGATTTAACTGGTAAACTGATTCGCGAACAGCGGAACCCAGGTGCAGATAAATGGGAGGTAATTGAATTTCCAGCTATCCTGCCAAACGAAGAACCTGTTTGGCCTGAGTATTGGACAAAGGAGTCCCTGCTTGGAACAAAAGCATCTATACCTATTTCAAAATGGAATGCGCAGTATATGCAGAACCCAACTGCAGAAGAGGGCTCAATCTTAAAAAGAGATTGGTGGCAACCATGGGAAGGTGGTGGATTACCGGAACTAAAACATGTTATTCAAAGTTATGATACTGCTTTTTCTAAAAAAGAAACTGCAGACTATTCTGCTATAACAACTTGGGGAGTATTTACGCCATACGAAGATATGAAACCAGCGTTGATATTATTAGATGCGT